GAGGTTCTTAGAAACTAAATATAAAATATAAAATATAAAGTATAAAATATGAGTGCAGTTAAGCAAAAAAGTAAAAAGGAAGAGGATACTCAAATAATAACAAACACAGACACAGAGCTTGCTACGCAAGGTTCAGCAGATGGAGGTTTTGTTGTTTCTTTAGAAGATGTGGATGTTCCACGTTTAAATGTTATTCAAAAAATGAGTAGCATTGATGGGCCTATTGGAGGCGTTGTAATAGACAAAACAGATGTCTTGTTAGAAAAGGATGACAGGATTGACGTTGTTATAGGACACACTAAAAAGGGGTGGCGTGAAAACGTTCCTTTTGGTAGTGACGAGATGCCAAGAATGGCATGGAGCGAAGCTGAAAGAGCAGAAGTAGAAAATAATTCTGAGTACGGCAAGATGGTTGTATTTGCAGATATTACTCTTCTTATCCCTCAACCCGAAGGAGCTGATGAAGATATCTATCAATACCCTATTGGAGATCAAAATTATGCTCTTGGTGTCATTAACGTCAGTAAAGACGGGTATAAGTTTACATACAAAAAACTAAACACTTTTCAGCTATTTAATAGTGCATTGCCTATTGCTGCTAAGGTTTGGTCTTTTGGCACAGAACTAATTACAAAGGGGCAGCATAGTTGGTTCATTCCTACTTTGAAGCCTACCAGTCAAGATTCCCCAGAGGAAGCAATAACATTTAGTAAACTTTTAGGCAGTTAAAGCAATGGATGATAACACAGTAAAAACAGCAGTTGATAAATTGCAGAGTGATTATGAATCCACAATTACAGAACACTATAAAAGTTTATTAGAAATAGCTAAAGACATAGAAAATAAATCTAAGTTGATAAAACAAGAAAGTGAAAAGATGACCCATCTTATTGATTTTTTTGAAAAAGCTATCTATAACGAATCGATAAGCACAGACAAGTCTGAGGAATAATTTGCTACTCAGCAAGTGAGGGGGGTTTGTAGGAGTTCCCCTCTCAGCAAAGCCCTGATGGTATTTAATCATGGAGTACCATCAGGGCACTTTTAAAATTATGAATACGTACGCCTTAGATTTTGAATCATACTACGATAAGACCTGCTCTATAAAGACTTTAGGGCCCATAGGGTATTTTGCTCACCCTGACTTCGATGCTTACTTAATAAGCGTGGTAGGAGATGACGGATTTGTTTTCGTGGGCAACCCTAAAGAATTTGATTGGTCTATGTTAAAAGGGCATAGAGTTCTTTCTCATAATGCTTCTTTTGATGAAACGTTGTATTTATATGGAGTAAAAGAAAAATGGTGGGGTTCTGTAGAGGTTAAAGAATGGCACTGTACTGCGGATATGTCTGTTTGTTGCGGGCATCCACGGTCTTTAAAGAAAGCCTCAGAAGAGGTTTTAAATATAGACCTCAGCAAAGAAACAAGAGACGCCATGAAAGGAAAAACTTGGGACTCTATGAGCAAAGAATTTAAAAAGGATGTACTGGAGTATGCAACACTAGACAGTGAATACTGTTTACAGTTGTGGGATAAGCTGTCTCCCCAATGGTCTGAGTTTGAAAGAAGCATAAGTTTATTTAACAGAAGGTGCTCTCAAAAAGGTTTGCCCATTGATATAGACTTACTTAAAGAATCTAAAGAGCACATCAATAAACTTTTATTTGAAGTTGAAAATACAATACCGTGGATAGATAACGCTCCTATTCTATCAAGAAAAGCTTTTAATGCTGAGTGCAGGAAAGCAGGTGTAGAACCCCCTGACAGTATGGCCATGACTAATGAGGAGGCAAACAAGTGGATAAAGAAGCATGGGAAAAAACATGTCTGGATTGAGTCTGTTAGAAATTTCAGGAGGGTTAATTCTGTAAAAAGAAAATTAGAAAGTTTTGAAAATGCAACAATGCCTGACTTGCGTTTTTATGGAAACATAATGTACTTTGGAGCTTCCGTAACAGGAAGGTTTAGTGGGTCAGGGGGTAATTTAAATTTACAGAATTTACCAAGAGGAGATTTATTTGGGTGTAATTTAAGAAATTTAATTAAAGCTCCTCAAGGTAAAAAATTAGTAGTCGTTGATTTATCACAAATAGAAGTAAGAACTTTATGTTGGCTTTCTAAATCAAAAAGCATTCTTGAGGACATTAAAAATGCTGATGATATTTATGAGGTTTTTGCTATTGAGTTTGGTCTTTGGAAAAAAGATAAAGGGTCTTTAAAAGATAAAAAACCTAATGTTAGGCACACAGTTAAAACAATGGTCTTGGGCTGTGGCTACGGAGTAGGATATAAAAAATTTGCTTCTATTTCGGGCATGACGGAAAAAGAAGCGAAAGATGCAGTAGATCTTTATAGGGAGAAAATGCATAAAGTAGTTTCTTACTGGAGGTCTTTAAACACAGAACTTAAAGACGTTGAGGGAAGTCCTTACGATTTTAATATTAAGCTGCCTTCAGGGAGGTCTTTAAAATATGGCAAGATAAATTCAAGGACAAGCATGGTTGAAGTTGCTGAAAAAAACATTGTCTTAGAAAGACAAGAGTACTACGCAACCGTTGTAAAAAACTCTTCTCGTAGAGCAGTTAAACTGTACGGAGGATTGCTAGCTGAAAATGCTTCTCAAGCTTTAGCAAGAGATGTGTTTTGTGACTGCATGTTAAGAATAGACTCCATTGGACTTAACATAATATGTCATGTTCATGATGAAGTAGTAGTAGAAGTAGACGAAGAAAAAGCAGAGGAAGCTTTGAAAGATGTAATAAAAATAATGAAAACCCCTCCTTCTTGGATTCCCGATATTCCTCTGGACGCTGAAGGAAAAATTGTAGAAAGATACGAAAAGTAAGATGTTTAGATATATAAAAAACCTAAGAGACAAAAAAACGAAAAAGATTGAAGATATAACTAAGTTAAATATATCTGCTTCACCTAAATTTAAATCTAAACCTGAATATAAGAAGTGGTGCAGTAACACCAAAACTGATTCTTATTTTGTCACCCTTCAAGAAGGAGACTGCCCTTCGGAAAGAATATCAGGTAAAAACCCCCTTGTTAAATCTTATGGGTTAGCAATAGATTATGATGCTCCTCCTGATTGGGATGTTATGGATGAATTGCTACAGGCAATAAAAAGCAAATACACATTGCCTATGTATATCCATAAAACGTACTCAGGGTATATTAGAACCTTTTATCCTTTTGCAGAAGAAGAAGGGTTAGCTATCCCCCATGAGATTTATCCTTTGTTTGCCAAAGAGCTTGGAAAAGTTTTAGGTGTTTCAAGATGTTTTGCAGGGCTTGATGTAGCTTCCTATGAGTCTGCTCAAGTTTTTCATTTATTTGAAGGGGTAAGAAAAGTAGGAGAACCCTTAGACCCTAGCGTTTACAAGCCTGTTCTATTTAAATGTATAATGAAAAAAAGCCCTACTTCAGGGGATACAAGTATACCTTTAGAAAAAGTAGAAGAAGCTCTTAGAGACAGATATGAAAACTTTGCTTCTTGGGAGGGAGACTTTGCCGTTGGATCTAGAGGCCCTTTGTTTTTTGTAGATCCTTTTAAGGGTACTGAAGGATGCATGGTCGTGGAAGATGGTATGGTTTGTTTTTCTACTAGAGCTCCTAAGTCGTTCATGACATGGAAAGACCTCTTAGGAGAAAAGTTTATTACAGAGTATGAATCAGAAAAGTACAGTATTTTAAACGATGAGTTTTGGTATTCAGGCAATAGTTATTACTCATTAGATGAAGGTAACCCTGTAACAATTTCAGAGAGGCTTCTGGCATTGGAGCTTCAAAGTAGGGGTTTTTCTAAAGTAATAAAACCTAATAAAAACATTAGTGAAGTTGATGCAGGTATTCTTTCTATTGCTAAAAATAATAGGGTTCATGAAGTTGCACCCTGTATATGGCATACTGAACGAGTGGTCAGGTTTAACTCAAACAAAATACTTAACAATCAAAACCTTACCCCCATTCAACCTTCAGAAATCAGAGACCCCAATAAGTGTAAGTTTTTAATGGATTTTATAGAACAACTTTTTGATGAAGGCATTGACTATTTCTTTGCTTGGTGGAAGAGGTTTTATGAATCTGTCTTAAATAGAGTCCCTGCTCAAGGCCAGTGTTTAATTATAGTGGGAGGTACTAACAAGGGGAAAACACTTTTATCTAATAAAATTATAGGAGCCTCTGTAGGAGGGTTTGCTGACGCTAGTGATTATATTGCAGGTAACACCACTTTTAATAAAGAATTAGCGGCTAAAGCTCTTTGGGTTGTTGATGACACCGTAAGTGCTTCTTCTTTACAGGATCAGAGAAAGGCTACGGAAATTAACAAGCGTATCATAGCAAACCCTAAAATAGAGGTTAATGCTAAATACTGCAATGCTGTTACTGTTCCTTGGACTGGTCGAGTTCTTATGACTACAAACAACGACGCTAATAGCTTGTCTGTAATACCTGCAATGGATTCTAGTAATTCGGATAAAATATTAGCTATTGCGGTAAGTAAAAAAGCTTCCAGTAAATTTCCTCCAAACCATGAATTGGAGGCTATGATTGCAGAAGAGCTTCCCTACTTATTAAGAGAACTTATAGAAATGAAAACTCCTAAAAAACTTCTTGGGAATGCGAGATACGGAGTAAAAGGATATATAGATCCAGACATTGCGGATGCTTCCTACGATAATTCAAGCAGGAGCAGTATAGCAGAGTTACTTGATTGGTTTTGTAAGCGCAGCAGAGAACAGATGGACGTTGTTGAGCCTTATTGGAATGGCACTTTAATAGAGTTGCAGTCTAGAATGATGCTATTAAATGACGGTAAACATTTAGGTGTATCCTCTCAGTTTGAAGTACTTAGAAAAGGAATGAATAGTCTTGAAGAAGTAAGTAAGAAAAATGATACTATAAGACCTATAAGGTCTATGGGACAGGGGGGTGGTAAGTATTGGATCATAGACCTTGACGAAAAGTATGACTTGGGAGACAGTACAGGAGTAGACCCGTTTTAAAATGGATAGAAAACAAATAGA